GAAGGACATGGTTCTAGAAGCTGCTGGGGAGGAAGTCAGTGCCGTGAACGCGGCTACTCAACTGAACAAGCTATTGCAAATATCAGGCGGGGCCGTGTACACCGATGAGGGGGGTGTCTTAGAGTTCGATGTTAGCAACAGACTGCAAGTAATACTGGAAGTAATAGAAGAATCCACTAACAAAGTTTTGGTCTTTGTTCCATATACCCACACTATAACTTTACTGTCGGAGTTCTTAAGTAAGAAAAAAATACCCAGTGCCGTTATCAATGGGAAGGTTACGCTGAATAAACGCAGCGAAATAATTTCTCAGTTCCAGAAGGAAACAGACCCCCGTGTCTTAGTCATTCAACCACAAGCTGCATCACACGGGCTTACCCTTACGGCAGCGGACACAATAATCTGGTACTCACCAGTCACTAGCGTGGAGACATACCTCCAAGCCAATGCACGGATAAATAGACCAGGGCAAAAACACCCTATGACGGTGGTCCATATAGAAGGAAGTCCGGTAGAAGCTAAGCTTTATCAAATGCTACAAGGCAACATAGTCAACCACCACAAAATAATTGACCTATACCGACAAGAAATAAGTGAGTAGTGTTGACTTTGTCAAACAGAGTGGTATTCTTCTTAGCCCTATCACTAAAACAACGGAATACACCGATGCCTAATGATGCCCCTAGCGTAGATGGACTGGTCAAAGTCTATATAAAGATACGTCAAGCTATTAAAGACAAAGAAGAAGAGCACAAGCTAAAAGTTGCAGACCTGAAAGCACAATTTAAGCTAGTGTCTGATGAATTACTAGAGCACTGCAAGACTAACAACAGCGAGGCTGTACGCACAGAGTTTGGTACGTTCTACCGTACCGTCCGAACTAAGTACTGGACTAGCGATTGGGCTGCTTTGTACGACTTTATTCAAGTTAACGATGCCGCACACCTTCTAGAGAAGCGAATCAACACCCGTTCAATGGAAGAATTCTTAACCGAAAACCCAGACTTATTACCCATAGGGCTTCACTCTGATAAAGCCTATACCGTACAAGTTAGAAAACCCAACACTAAATAAGGAGTACAGCATGAGTACTAGCATATCTATTTTTGAGCAGGATGACATAGTAGTAGGGGCTGACAGAGCCCCTAGCGCGTTGTCTAAAGAACTAGCAAAAGGCGGCAGTGGTATAGGCAGTAGGCGCATACAGACCAACACCAACGGTACTTTTAAACGCCTCGTTAACGGGGAACAAATAGGGGATGCTTTGCGCGGTGAGATAAACGTCCTGATTCTATGGGCGCTATCCAGTGTGTCTCGCATCTACTACAAAGAAAAGTACGATGCCAACAAAGACGCAACGCTACCTAACTGCTGGTCTAACATGGGTGATAAGCCAGAGGAGGCAGCTTCAGACGCACAGCACGCTAACTGCGCTGACTGCCCACAGAATATCAAAGGTTCTGGTGACAATGGTGGGCGTGCCTGTCGCTACCAACGGCGTATATCTTTACTCGTAGAGGGGGATACAACTGGGGATATATACCAATTTAATATCCCTGCTAAGTCTTTGTTTGGCAAAGGCACAGGCCACACGCATCCCTTTGAAAGCTACCTTACGTACTTGGCTGCCAATGGGGAAGATCTAGACAACGTGGTTACCAAAATCCGTTACGATGACAACGCGGACACTATGGAGCTTCTGTTCACCCCTCTACGCCACATCAATGACGCGGAGTATGCCTTGGTGCAGGAGTGCCAGCTCAAACCTGATGCCCAACGCTACACAAAAATAACGGTAGCCCAGGCAGACCAAGTAACCAAGCTCCCCTTCCTTGATGAGCCGGTAGTAGACGCTTCCCCTACCCCTCCCCCCGCTGCGGTTATTCGTGTGGATGAGCCTGATGATCCTATTGAAGAACCTATTGAAGAACCTGTTGTACGCAAGGTCACTAAAGATCCAAAACCCATTAAAGATGATATTGCCGATGTCTTAAGCGCATGGGCAGACGACGAGTAATCTATGAGCTATGGATACAGTGCTAGGTTAATTAACACCAATAAAAAAGCTGACCATAAAATGTTGGGAGTAAAGCTAGGTAGAGTGTGTGTAAAGCAAAACATACCCGTAGCTAAAGTATCCCAACATTTTGGAGTTAGTAGGCAGACCGTATACAACTGGTTTTGTGGGGTCAATGCGCCCCATACGACTTGCACAGATGCGATCAAGGTCTTTATAAGGTCTTTTAAACCCAGTAAGTAGCCTAACCTTTTTTAAAATCCGAGGACACTTGGGGGCATCGTTCCCCCTGAATAAAGCCAATGACTGATTTTGACCTCTTAAAAACCGTGCAGCCAGAAGAAGGTTACTTCTGCATACTAGGTATTAAAGGCAAAAGTGTTTTACAGAAATTTGTAGCTACAAGGCAAGAGGCCGATGCAGTAACTAATGATTTCGTACAGCAAAAACGCAATGTATTTTTTGCCGTTAGCAAGTATCAAGCAGATGACACCCGCACCAAGGGCAATGTTAAAGCCCTCAAAGCCTTTTGGTTAGACATCGATTGTGGTGTAGCCAAGGCCGAACCTAACGCCAAAACAGGCATACCTGATGGGTACATAGATCAATCCGCAGCGGGCAAAGCACTACATAGTTTTTGCACTCTTGTTGGGCTACCTAAACCCATAATAGTTAACTCTGGTAGGGGGCTACACGTTTACTGGGCACTTACCGAGGAGATTACACGAGAAGTCTGGGAGCCTGTTGCTGCTAGACTACAGCAGCTTTGCAACACGCATAAATTCTATGTAGACAACGCCGTGTTTGAAGTTGCCCGCATCCTTCGTATTCCAGGCACGTATAACTTTAAGGGGGATACCCCTGCTTTAGTAAGCGTTATTAACGAAGCCCCCTCTGTAGACTTCCAAGCATTCTCTCAATTGCTGGGTGTGCAAGAGCCCCTAGCAAATGCCCCTCCTAAAAGGGTTAGCAGGCTTGGCAAGTACCTAGCGACTGCCGCAAATAGTACAACTAGGTTTAGTAAGATAATGACTAGGAGTGCTAAGGGGGAGGGGTGTGCACAGCTACTAGATTGCTACACTAATCAAGAAACCTTAGCAGAGCCCCGTTGGTTCGATGCCTTATCGATAGCCAACAAATGCACAGACCGTGAATCTGCCATCGTAAAGATGTCGGAACGTCACCCTGAGTATAGCTTTGCTTCCGCCGATGCTAAGGCCCGTAATGCGGGGGGTCCACACAGCTGCCAAGTATTCGAGCGAAATAACCCTGGTGGTTGCGAAGGTTGCCCCCATAAAGGAATTACTGGCCCTATACAGTTGGGCAAAGAAATAGTTGCTGCTGATCCTGAAGACTACATTGTTACTGAGGTGAGCCTAGACCCTGAGAAAGAGCCAGAGGTTCACAAAATGCCAGAGTGTCCCGAACCTTTCTTTAAAGGCAAGGGGGGTATTTATTTTGCACCAGAAGGCGATGAGGGGGCAGAACCTATACTAGTTTACGAGCACGACCTATACGTAGTAAAGCGCATGAACGACCCAAACAAGGGGGATGTAGTAGTTCTTAAATTAAAACTGCCGAAGGATCGCATTAAGGAATTCGTTATATCGAATGTACAAATTTCAGAGAAGTCAGACTTACGAAAGGCATTAGCTTGCTACGGTGTGCTTTGCTCTAACTCTAAAAAGTTTGACCTGCTACATCTCTACATTATTCTTTCAATCAAAAACTTAATAGGTGACAAAGGAGCTGAACAAATGAGAACACAATTTGGATGGGCTGATAATGACAGCAAATTTATAATAGGGGACAGAGAGGTTACTCCGCAGGGGACATTCCATAGCCCCCCTTCTTCCATTACAGAAGACTTGGCAGAGCACATGACTCCCAAGGGCACGTTGGAAAAATGGAAAGAGGTGTTTAACCTGTATGGCAAGCCAGGGCTGGAACCCCATGCTTTCGGTGCGCTTACTGCATTTGGTTCCCCCCTGTTTAAATTCATAGGCCAAAACGGGGCTATCATAAACCTAATACACCCCAACTCTGGCACAGGCAAGTCCACTATCTTGTACATGGTCAACAGTGTAATGGGCAATCCAAAGGCACTAAGCTCTAGCTTCGCAGATACTATGAACGCTAAGATTATGCAGCTTGGTATTATGAACAACCTGTGTTTTACCGTAGACGAGATGACCAACACACCCCCGAAGGAATTCTCCGTGTTGGCATACAGCATGTCACAAGGTAGGGGCAAGCACCGCGTGAAGGCATCCGTTAACGAGTTGCGGCAGAACCACACTAGTTGGGCCAACATGTCCCTATGCAGCTCTAACTCTTCCTTCTACGAAAAGTTAGCCGCTCTTAAAACTACTCCAGATGGGGAGATGATGCGTCTGCTAGAGTACAAAATAGACTACACCTCTTCCTCTGTTATCCCTACCGCTGTGGCTAAGAATCTTTTTGATCACCAGTTAAGTGAAAACTACGGGCACGCTGGGCCTTTGTATGCCGAGTACCTGCTAAATAATTTGGAGGAAGTGGTAGATTCCTTACTGGCTATACAGCGTAAGATAGACCTTGAGTTGGGGCTTACTCAACGAGAGCGGTTTTGGTCTGCCATACTGGCCTGCAACATTACCGGCGGGTTGATTGCTAGGCGTATCAAACTTATCGATTGGGACATGTCTAATATCTACATGTGGGCCACAAAGATGGTGCGTGACTTAAGGCAAGATACTAACCCCCCAACCTTTGACGCGGTACAGGTCATAGGAGATTTCTTAAACAGGCACATCAACAACACACTAGTAGTGGATGATGCCGCAGACAAACGCAGCCATATGCCTATGCGGCCTGTAGCGGAACCGCACGGGGAACTAATCAACAGGTATGAACCTGATACCCATAAGCTATTCATTACAGCTAAAGCTTTTAAGAAGGACTGTGTGGAGTTCCAGGTAAACTACAAAGATACTTTGGCGGACTTAAAGTCTAGGGGTATTTTCTTAGGGACTTCGGTTAAGCGTATGTCTAAAGGCATGAAGCTAGTCGGCGCGGGTGTGCACGCCCTTGTGTTTGATTGCTCTCATCCAGATTTTGTAGACGTAGAGCACTTGCAAAACCCAGAGGCTGACCCGTTAGAAGACAGTGATGATAGTAGAACGGGTTAGTTACGAAGTAGAATGGAAAGTGTTTAAGCGGGGATACTCTGTGTTTATCCCTTGCTTAGACCCTACTAAAGCAAAGAAAGAAATACTAGCCACAACTAAACGGCTCAAGTTTAAAATTGTGACTAAGGTAGTTATTGAGGACAACGTGCGAGGCATACGTTTTTGGCGGGTTTAGTTAGTCCGGCTACTTCTAACCAAGTCAGATGCCAAAGGGGCTAAATCTTTCTGTGACACTACCAATCCTTGGTCCGCCGTAGCACGAGTTCTTGCTCGACCTTGTAAAGACTGGTTTATATCGTCCCCGCCTATAGCGTAAAACCCATTGCGATAGTTGTACTCGTAAACAGCGTCCAAGGCAGCATCGATGTTTGCTTGTGTGCGTTCGGTTGAGTTCTCCATGTCCTTGGCAAAAGCCATATTAATTTGGTTGAGCACTTTACTTCGTTCTTTTTGAACTTCCACCGTCAGGCGCTTGGCTAAGAAAGTAGCTTTTTGGATCTCTGCTTCTGTAGTGGACTGGAAATTAAGCCCTTG